GAAAGAGTCCAAAGCTGTCAAGAAGGCCAAGGGTGGATGCGTTACTAAAATGGCCAAAGGCGGCAAGATAGACGGCTGTGCTATTCGTGGCAAAACAAAAGGCAGAATGATATGATGGCAAGCCGTGGCATGGGTGCAATAAAAAACTCTAAGCTTCTTAAAAAAGCTAAGGACTGTTGCTCTGTAGAAGAATATGCCAACGGCGGCACCGTTAATTCAGCTGGGAACTATACTAAGCCCGGCATGCGTAAAGGTTTGTTTGAAAAGATTAAATCTGGCAGTAAAGGCGCTGACGCTGGAAAATGGTCAGCCAGAAAAGCTCAGATGTTAGCCCGTGAGTACAAGCGTTCAGGTGGAGGGTATAAGTGAGTGAACTCAAAAAATCACAACGTAGCCTCAAGGCATGGGGCGACCAAAAATGGCGCACAAAAAGCGGTAAACCCAGTACTCAAGGCCCCAAAGCCACGGGTGAGCGCTACCTTCCCGAAAAGGCCATCAAAGCCTTATCCCCGCAAGATTATAATGCAACGACTCGCGCAAAAAGGGCTGGCAAGTCGGCAGGCAAACAGTTTGTGGCACAGCCTAAAGCAGTGGCTAAAAAAGTGGCTCCACATAGGAAGATAAAATGACCACATCAGGCACCGCAGGTTTTAACCTTGATCTATCAGAATTAGTTGAAGAGGCCTTCGAAAGATGCGGATCAGAACTCCGCACGGGCTATCAACTCAAGACTGCTAGACGCAGTTTAAACTTGCTGACCGTTGAGTGGGCCAACAGAGGAATTAACCTTTGGACAATTGAGCAGGGTGCTATTTCTTTAGTAAATGGTCAGTCAACCTATGACCTGCCCCTAGATACAATTGATTTACTGGATATGGTTATCCGCACAGGTTCAGGCAACAACCAAACTGATATTACGATCACCCGTATAGCGGAGCCAACCTACGCAAGTATACCTAATAAGAATGCCACAGGAAGACCCATACAGGTCTGGATTCAACGCTTAAGCGGTGCTACTACCCCAACTGGTGTACAAGCTCCAAAGATCACTGTGTGGCCTACGCCAAATGCTTCAGGCACCCCCTACACCTTTGTGTATTGGAGACTGCGTCGCATTCAGGATGTCGGTAACAGTGGTACGCAGACAATGGATATACCATTTAGATTTTTAAATTGTATGGTTGCAGGTCTTTCTCATTACCTGAGCCTAAAGATTTCTGATATCACACCTGATCGTGTTATGGCACTGAAGCAAGATTACCTAGAGCAGTTAGATCTAGCTATGCAAGAAGATAGAGAAAAGGCACCAGTCAGGTTTGTCCCACGTAATACGTTTTACAGATAAGCAATGGCTAATCAATTTTCATCTGGCAAGCACTCTATTGCAGAATGTGACCGTTGTGGCCAACAATTTAAACTTACACGCCTAAAATCTTTGATTATCAAGACTAAGCAAGTCAATATACTTGTATGCCCAGAATGCTGGGAGCCCGATCAGCCTCAGTTGCAAATTGGTATGTACCCAGTTTCTGACCCACAGGCGGTTAGAAACCCAAGGCCTGATACGAGTTACATTGTTTCAGGCAATGACCAAGGTGGGAGTCGAATTTTTCAATGGGGCTGGGGTCCAGTAGGTGGATCCAGAGATGGTGGTTTAACGCCTAATGCTTTAAACTTACAAATAACGCTAGGCAATATAACTGTATTAACAGTTTAGGAGCTTGAAATGAACGGAATGAAAAAAATCGCTAACAAAGCAGTGAAGTCTCATGAGGCTCGCATGCATAGCACAAAGAAAATGGCTAAGGGTGGTGTTACCTCTGAACAAATGAAACTTATGGGTAGTGGCTTAGCTCGAGTAAAGAATCAAGGGAGCAAGTAATGGCTAAATATTCACACAAGTTGATGGGCAAAGAGGTTGGGGATGCTTCTGTATATGCAGAGCCTCACACTATGACAGGTCAAAAGGTGACAGGTCAGTCCCCTAAGATGCGAGACCCTAACACTATCGCCGCTAATCAAAAGCGTATTGGTACAGGTGTTAACCGCGTGTCACAGGGCGACCCCGGCGCAGATAATGTAAAGACATCTGGCATTAAGATTCGTGGTACAGGTGCGGCTACTCGTGGAATAATGGCTAGAGGACCAATGGGTTAATCATGAATTACGCAGAGCTTACCGCCGCAATTACTTCGTACTCGGAAAGCGATGAACAACTGTTTGTCGAGAATATTCCCACGTTCGTAAAGATTGCAGAGCAGAAAATATATAGCTCCGTGCAGTTGGCCTACTTGCGTAAAAACGTAACGGGGTTTATCACCAACAACAATGAGTATCTCTCAACCCCGAGTGATTTTTTATCTGTCTACTCCTTAGCGGTAGTTGATGCGAATGGTAATTATGAGTTCTTGATTAACAAAGATGTTAACTTTATTCGTCAAGCATACCCTAGCCCAAATGATCGTGGTATTCCTAAGTACTATGCGATATTTGGACCCACAACAACTGATACGCTTTTACCGGTGCTAACAAATGAAATATCACTTATATTGGGTCCAACTCCTAACACAACATATACCGCAGAGCTTCATTACTTCTTCTACCCTGAGTCAATCGTTACTGCTGGTACAACTTGGCTTGGTGAAAACTTCGATTCAGCTCTTTTCTACGGTGCTATGCGGGAAGCCTCAATCTTCCAACGACAAGAAGCCGACGTAGTAGCTAACTATGAAGCAAAGTACAATGAGGCTATGTCGCTCTTAAAACAGTTAGGTGACGGCAAGCAACGCGTCGATGTATATCGTAATGGCCAAGTTACATACCCAGTGAGATAACCATGGCATTCGTTGGAAACTTTACGTGTGACACATTCAAAACCGCATTGCTTAACGGTGATGTGGACTTTAGTGCTGGGGTGTTTAAACTAGCTCTGTACACAAATGCCGCGTCGCTTACAGCCTCTACCTCCGTTTACACAACAGATGGTGAAGTAGTGAGTGCTGGGTATACCGCAGGTGGTGAAGTCTTAGTAGCTTCTGTAAATGCCTTAGATGGTGTATCTTTTGTTTCATTTGATAATGTTTCTTGGTCTGGCGTTATTACTGCTCGGGGTGCCTTGATTTATAAAGATGGTGGTACAGCAGTGTGTGTGCTGGATTTTGGTTCAGATAAGATATCTACAACGACGTTTACTGTAGAATTTCCGCCTGATACTAACACCTCAGCAATTTTACGTATTCAATAGGAGTTTTAAATGTTTAACGAACAAGCAAAGTCTGTAGATGTCGTCGGCTCAGGTTTAGAGTGCGGTACCGCATCTACACAACAAATTAAAGGTGGCGGTGTATTCACCGTTGAGTGCCGTGATGCCCAAGGTAATGTTAAGTGGACCGCCCAGAAGCATAACTTAGTTGTGAACGTCGGTTTAAAAGACATGAACGACAAGTACTTCTTGGGCTCTAGTTACACTGCCGCTTGGTTCATTGGTTTATACGGTGCCGCCGCAAGTAACAACCCTGCCGCTTCTGACACATCTGCAACACACGCAGGTTGGGTAGAAGTTACTGCATACAGCCAAGCAACACGCCCAGTGGCAACATTTGCCGCCGCAACAACAGCCGACCCCTCAGTGATTACAAATGCGGCTAACGCGGCTCAGTTCTCTATTACTGGCACTACAGTAGTAGGTGGCGCGTTCTTGATTAACAACAACACCAAAGGTGGTACGACGGGCGTTCTATTTTCTGCGGCGGACTTTCAAGCCCCGGGTGACCGTTCGGTTGTGAGTGGCGATGTCATAAACGTAACGTACCAATTTAGTTTAGACGCCGTGTAATTCTTGAGTAAATAAATTGGAGTAGTACGTTGCCAACATTTGAAGCCCTTATATCTGAGTCAGCTAGTGCAAGAACTATTCGAGATATAGGCGGTGGATTCTCGAGCGGTGCGTTTTCTTCAGGGCCTTTTGATGCGTTAGGTGATATTACTAGGGCGGTATCGGGCGACACCTTATTTACTAAGATTGTGGCTCAAAGCTCGGTGGTGGATGTAAGTTCTGTGCTCGATGCGGCGAGAAGTGTCGTTGTGTTTAACAGCGCGTTTACAGACGTAATAAGTGGATTTGATAAAATCTTTACCCAGACTCAAGTCAACTCAAGTGTGCAAGCCAGCGCTCAAGTTAGTGACAGTCCTAGTGCTATCCCTGAGTACCCTGCTTCTGTTTTAAACTCGGCAACGGTATCGGACTTAATTGTTGGCTTACTAGAATACTCAGGACGGGTGTTTGATGGCGCTAGTGGTGTTGAAGTAACCTCTGCAACGGCGTATTTCGGTGCTAGAGTTAACGAGGTTGCCATTCCAATAGATGTTATTTTCACTAACTTTACGGTAAACGCGGCGGTTGCAGAATTGATTCAAGGTGTAGATAGACCCTTTGCACAGATTACTGTGTTTTCGTTCTTGGCAAGCTCGGCGTCCTATTCCGATATGGTTATGGCTCGATTACAATGGGAGCCTATTAATACGAACGCTTCTGCTGTGGTGGATTGGAAACTGATAAATACTAGTATATAAGGAATTATTATGGCGCTAATCGTCAAAGATCGAGTCAGAGAAACAACCAGTACATCTGGTACAGGCACCATTTCGCTCTTAGGGGCTACAGCAGGCTTCCAATCATTCTCAGTTATTGGGAACGGCAACACCACATACTACGCGATTGTTGATGCAACAACAGGCTCATGGGAAGTTGGTGAGGGCACATACACCCTGAGTGGTTCAACGCTACAGCGAAATGTGGTTTTGGGGTCATCTAATGCTGGTGCGCTAGTATCGTTTTCTGCTGGCAACAAAGAAGTGTTTGTAACTTACCCTGCTCAACAAGCTGTAACCCAATCTGGATTATTGTTAGACATCGGCACAGACCCAAACCAGATACCATTGAATCAGTTTTTAGGCACGATGGCTTATCAAGATTTACCTAATGTTGAGTTATCTTTGCGCCCAATAGTGCCGTTAACTTCACCTACCGTGCAAGATGTGATTGATGCCTTGCTTGCGTTGGGC